GAGGCCCATCACGACAGCCGGGAGCGCGAACCGCGCCTTTGTCCTACCGCCCGCCATCGCGACGAAGGCGTTTGTCAGGTCGCCAGCCGCGACCGAAAGAGAGAAGCCCAACGTAGAAGTCACGAACCGAGACCGAAGCTCGCCAAGGAACCAGTTCACGTCTCGAAGGTGCTCAGGATCGAGCTCGGCCGTGGGCGACGCCACCACACGCAACCACTGCTTCATCTGCGTGTAGTACTTCTCGCCCAAGCGATCTCCCACCACACCCTGCATTCCGGCGAGCACACGGCCCGCGTCTCGGATGTACGAGTCGAAGGCGACGTAATGGATCACCTGCGCGACATGGCGCGGCACCTCGGCCCACTGGAGGTTGATCACGTCCGTGTAGGTTTTTGTGCGGCCCTTGGTGAAGCTCTTCATGATGGTGGCTTGCGCGGACGGTCCAGCGTTGAGCTTCGTAAGGGCCTCCTCGCGCTGCTCGGCGCCGAGCCTCGAAGCGATCGGGTCGTAGCGAGCAGGGAAGTAGCCACCCCGGATCACCCGCCCATCAGGGAGCACGAACGGGAGCGCCTCGATCTTGTCCGGTTTGGCTCCGTTCGCGAGCTCGTACTGCTTCGCCATGGCGGGATAGAGCTCGTCATCCATGAGCTTCCAGACGCCCTCGACGAAGTCCCATTCCTCGGACTTCATGTTCTTCGCCAGGAAGGCGCGCACCGTCTGCTCATCCCAGCCGTAGCCGCCGAGCAGCCGCTCCATGTTCGACCGGTTGCCCATGTTGAGGGCGAGCATGTACATCCAAGCCCGATCGCGTAGAGCGCCGTCTCGCCGCACGTCGTCGGGGTATGGAAGCTTCGCGAGTTCCGAGGCCGGGAGAAGGTCGTGCTTCCTGGCCTGAAGCTCGCCCGGCATGGCTTCCCACTTCTCCATGAAGAACTTCAGGACGTGTTCGGCCAAACCGTCTTCAATGGCCCGTTGCTCCGTGTACCGGTCCCAGAATAGTCGCCGAGCGGTCTCGCCCATGTCGCGGAACATCTGCTCGGGATCGAGCAAGGCCGCTGAGATGCCCTGCCAGAGTTGCTTCCCGCGGTACCAGACCGTACGTTGCGAGTCGGAAGCCGGGGGCCGTGGCTGTCTCGGTAGATCCTTGGTATCCTCGCCGATCTGCCGAATGACCTCCTCGATCTGGACGCGCTGGCCGAGCAACATCACCTGGTTCACGTCCCGGGCCGCGGTCCAGAGCTGAGAGAGCGCGGTCCGAATCATCTCCGCGTCGGCAACAGCGAGGTCGCGCCAGGACGCGGGAGGTCGCGATAGGATGGCCGAGAGACGGTCCCCGGCGAACGCTGGGAGGAGGCCTTGCTCTTCGAGGGCCTTCATCCACTCGGGAGTAGTCGCGCGATCGTTCAACGCAGCTTGGTTCGTCTCAGGCTCTTTGAACCCCAGCGCTTCGAGGATCGTGTCGGTCGCGTCAAGAAAGGACTTGCCGCCCTTTCCGATGGCTTCCCGCCGTTTCCGGTCGGTGAGTTTGCCGGCGAGCTTCTCCAGTCGGTCGCGGTTTTCGAGCGCCTTGGTCGTCTCGCGGTGCAGGTAGTGGTTGAGCACCTGTTTTTGCTTCTCGACCGCCGCAAGCTTCCAGTCACCCTTGGCCGCCGCCGTGGCCGCCTTGTTGGCCGCCGAGCGCTCCGCCGCAAGGACGCGCCCGGGATACAGCCGACCCACCGGAGTCGCATCGACGATGTCCCGCGCTGCGAGTCGGATCGCCTCAAGCGGCGCCTGCCCCTGCTCGCCGCCGCGTCGCTGCCGGAGTGCCTGCCATTCCTTCAGGAGCCAGTCGGAGTTCCCTTCCTCGTGAAGCGCCTCGGCCGCCGCATTCGAGAGGCGCTCTTGCTCGGCCGCCAGGTCAGGAGCGCGCTCGGCGAGAAGTTCATCCGCACGCTTCCTTGACCACTCGACCTTGTCCGGCCGCTCGGCGATCGCCTTCACGAGCGTCTCACCGTCCGGAGCGCCCACCATCTCCGCAAGCTCGTCAGGAGCCAAGCCACCCGCTTCAGTGAGCCCGCGGAAGGCGGTCTTCAACACGTCTTCGCCGACCACAGCCGAGACCGCGTTGAGGTCGAGACCGACTTTCGTTCCGGCTTCAGATAGGAGCGCTTTCAGGGCTTCATTCTCGCCCGCCTGGCCATCCTTTAGGAAGGCGACCGCCACTACCTCGGTCCGTGCGTCGTACTCGCGGCCTGCGTCCTCTAGGGCCTTCAAGCGCTCGGCCTTCAGCACGGACCGCGTCGCCTGGATCTGATCCTTGAGTACTCGGCGCTGGGTCTGTTCGGTCGCCCTTGAGAAGGCCTTCTCTTTCGAGTCCAGGTAGGCCTGGAACTCGGCCGCCGTCATGCCGGCTTCCTCGGGGGTCCGGAAGAGCGACCGTTCCGCGCCCATCGCTCGACGCATACGGGCGATCTCCTCATCCGTGGCGAGCATGCGATCGAAGACCTGCCGGATCTCGTCATCGAGATCGCCAGGAGCGAGCGCGCGGTAGATCTGGGTCAGCCACAGCTTGAATCGCTGGAATGCGCCAGCGAGCGCCGCGCTCGGAGCCTTGCCCTCGCGGAGGTAGGTCTCGAACGCGCGGGCCCACTTCTCATGCTGCTCGATCGTGATCTCGCTCGCGTCCTTCGCGCCAAGCCATTCAAGTGTTTTCGCCCAGTCCGCCCGCAGTCGCTCAGTCGCCTCGGGGCGGGCCGCGAGATCCCCCATCACGTCGAGGAAGACGTGAGACGACTCGTGCAGGAACGTCGACAGGTCGGCCTTGTCGGTGAGGACGACGCGGAAGATCTTCTTCATCCCCTCCCGCATGCGATCGACGTAGCCGCGCGCGCCCTGGTAGAAGGTTTCCAGATCCCTGATTGCGCTTTCGTCCCAAATGACGTAGTTGTGCGTGCCCTCACCTGCGGCACGGGAGCCCTGATCGAGATAGCGGAGACCGGGAATGCCGAGGGTGAGGAGTGTGCGTGATGCAGCCTCGGCCGAGCTTTGTGCAGTCTTGCGAGCCTCGGCAGTCAACGGCCCCTGCGACCGCGCATCATCCTCGAGCGCTGAATACACCGAGAATCCGGTTATCTGCTCTTTGGCCGCCTCTTCGTATTCTTCGCTACCTTCGTATTCCGCGATGCCAGCGAGATGGTGCTGTTTCACGGCCTCCATAATCGGAGCGAGTTTCTTCTGAATCGCGGGCGACTGCTCGGAGATCGGCTTGTCGTAGGACAGGAATTCCGAGTCTGCCGGGATGTCGACTTTATAGGTCTGTCCATATTCCTTCCGAACCTGACCAAAAATCTCTCCCGTTGAATCAAATCGTTCTAGGACCGAGACGACCTCTCGATCGCGTTTTAGGTCAGTGAGCCTCGCCATGTCTCGTGCTTCTTCGAGCGCTATGGCGAGATTGTTGTTCGAGAGAGCGTATTGTATGACTGCACTATCTTCGGCCGACAACTGTGCAGCCGGAACAGTTGCGTCGATATACCGTCCTTTATAAGTGACACCTGAAAACCGCTCCTCGCCCTCTTCTGCACCACGACCTACTAAGCGACGCCGATAGCGTTCCCCCACGTCTTCACGGCCCGCGAAGTACAGACCCCACCCGTACGACTGGTTGCCTTCTCCTGTCCCGATGTGATCAAGCGTGAACCGTGAGAACCGATGAGGACTGCCGTGGTAGGCGGGCTGCGCGAGCCGGGGGCCTATCGCCGTCGCTTGGCTAAGATCTTCCGATCCAGCTTCGCGAACGCCGCCTCGAGCCGCTTGCTCAACTCTTCCGCCGAGAGCCCCGCGGTTGGTATTTCCTCGTCTCCGATCACGATCGCCACGGGCTTTTCTTTCCCGTCCCACTCCCCGGCGTTTGTGGGCTTCGACGGCTTTGTCGGCTGTGGCATAGTCGGCCCCGATCCCGTATCCGAACGTGATCCCTTTCAGGATCGTACCGTCCGGCATCTTGACGCTTACATTATCACACCTTTCGCCTAGGTCGTCAATGAGGGCCTGGAGAAGGACCGGGTCATCCGATTGGGCCGCGTACTCGTCACCCGAGAAGTGAGCGAAGTCGAAGTCGTGAACCCCAAGGTTCCTGGCCGTTTTTGCGAATGCGGCTAGAAACGCATCTCCGCCAGCGTCACCGAACAGGTTGTTGATTTTCTTGAGCTTATTCAGATCGAGCGACACGACGTGAGCCTTTGCCGGTCGCGCCTTAAAGCCCTGCTGAGACAGGAACCCGGTCGTGGGGTCGATGTGGACCGCCTTGAAGCTCTCTTCCTCAGGCATAGCCCGGAACGCGGCCTTTAGGGTGTAGTCAATGACCGTACCCTCGACGGCTGCAAGGTGAGCCGAGACCACGTCCGGCCGCGGGCCCTGCCAGACCTCGCGCAGGAACTCTCGGAATGAACGAGACGGAAGCCCCTTCGGCCTCTTTCCGCGCACCGACCGCGTTCCCGCTTCCTCGGCCGCCGTCTTCTGGGCGATATTCGCGTCCTGCGCCTCTTTCAATGTGGACCCGAGCGCTCCAGTTATGGCGAACCCCTGCGCCGGCATGGCCTCGTTCGCGCGTTTCAGGATGTCCGCAAGCTCAGCTTCATCCTTGACGCGGACCGCGAAGTCACCCTTGACCTTCGCCACATCCGAAACGACCCCAGCGAGCGCATGAGCCGCCGCCGCATAGAGCGCGTTCCCGACCTCATGACCGGCCTTGTTCGCGTACTTCACACCTTCGACGGAGATGTGAGCTACCATCGGCCGCGAGGGATCGGCCGGCATGGCCGCGAAAGCTCGCTCATTCCGGAGCCCTGTCCCAGGGTCAATGAACATCTCGCGCTCGCGCTGTGTGGCCGGAAGAGCGGCCCACCGAGCCCGGTCCTGTTCCTCGACCGTAGGGGGCACCATCTGCTCGGCAGGTTGCTGGGTGAGGGCCGTTGTCGGCCGCGCGGCTTGCGACTCGCGCTCGACCGTCAGGGCGTAGTCGCTGAAAAGGGTGTCCGGGTCGACTCCCGCGACCTCGGCCTGAGTGCGCAGGAAGGCCCTTGTAAGCGACACGGCCTGCTTTGCTTCGGCCGGCTTGTAGACGCCGGTATTGGCGAGTTGAGCGCCTACCGCCTCGACTAGCCGCTGCTCTGCCGTACTTTCAGGCGCCGGAGCGTTCTCGGCCGTGTACTCGGCCACAAGCGCCTTGCGACGGGTCTCGATCTCCTTGTCCTGCGATACCTGCTCGCGAACAGTGAGCAGGCCCGGCCGCGTGGTCGTATCCTCGGCGAGCGCTTTGGCGATCTTCTTCCCGCCCCACTTCTCCAGGTAGTCGCCGACCGGTATCTCGAGTCGGCCCTGGCTGCCGCCCTGCAACGCTTCCTTAAGCTTCTGTGGGCCCTCCTCGCCCATGAGTTCGACGATGGCCTGCTCGCTCGTCTGCTCGCCGCCCTGGAAGAGCCGATCGAAGGCCTGCGCATCGACGTACAGGTTAGAGACCTTCTCGCCGCTCCGCTCAGTCTCGCGCTGGACCATCTCGGCGATGACCTGCGGCGCCGCCCGAGCGGTCTCGCTCGTCTCGGCCACCTGCGCGAGCGCTGCAACCTTCGCGCCGGATGCGTGCGCCAGGTCCCTTTGGTACATGTCCATTGCAACCGTAGTGCCAAGGTTGACCGAGCCGCCCGCAAGGCCCGGGATCAGTGAACCCTTGAACGCCTTGGTACCAGCCGCGATCGCGTCTTCCATCGACGCGACAGGGTCGGCTTTCTGGGGAACTACGTTCCAAGGGAGAAGGTTGGGAGAGGCCGCGTAGACCTTCATCATCCAACCGATCGCGTCGCCCACAACGTTCTGAAGGGCTTCCTCTTTTCCTTCCGCGATCGCTCCGCCAAGCCCGCGTTTGGCGAAGTCTGCAAAAACCTGCCGTGCTGCCGGGTTCCGAAGGAGTCCCGCGAAGAAAGCCTTCCCGGTACCGGCCGCCATCGCATCGCCAACTGGACCAAACATCTTCATGGCGGCCGGGAAAAATGCGGTCTCTATGAGAGCCGAATTGATGCCATACATTTCCGCCATGCCGCGGATGACAGGCTCAGGGATTACCTTCCCATCGTCAGTTTTCGTGCCAAGATTGTCGAGGTACCATGTCCCGCGTTCTAGGGTTCTTGCGGCCAGGAACACCCCAGGCCGCGACCCGACCGCCGCCGCCTTCAAGGCCGCACGGCCCGCAATCGCCGGGCTCTTTGTAGCCGCGAGCGCTACCGCTCCGACCGCGCCGCCCGCTAGGCCCGCTCCTACTCCTGCGCCCTTGAGGGCCGACAGCGAGGAGGGTAGGAGCTCCGCTGCATCAAGTGCGAGCTGCTCGAACGGCCCCGCGTTGTACCAGCGCTGGCCGGCCTGATTCTGGATGTCGGCGACCTTTTTCTCGAGGTCCCAGGTATCGAGCCCCATCTTGCGCCGGTCCATGAGTTCCGACCCGAGCCGGCCGAGCTCGACCGTCTTCTGTCCCTGCGCGAAGGTCTCGGCGACCATGCGCTGAAGGCGATCGCCCGGGCGCGGGCCAGCGGCGCTGGCATCGGTCGCAAGCGGGCTCTCGACCATCGGCTCTTGCTCTACCCACTTCCCTTCACGGAACACCTTCCGGCCTGTCGGAGTCGGGTAGGTCGGCAGCCCTTCCTTGGTCACATCCACCGGGATGGACTCGCCAGCCTCCGTCTGGACTGGTTCGGTCCCCATCACGATCTCGGGCCGGAAGAACGAACCAGCGAACCGAAGGGCCTGGGTCAGAACTGGGATGCTCTTGTCGTGAAACGCGACCGGACCGAGTTCCGGGTTCTCGAGGAGAAGTTGAGCAAGTGCCGGATTGTCCTCGCGAAACTTCCTCGCGTCGAACCCTGCCGCCTGCATTTTCTGGCGGAACTCGGGCAACTTCTGCTCGACGATATCGGCACCGATCCCTGTCCGCTTCGCGATGTCGAGCACGGCCGCGTGATCGGTTGGGTTCCGGGTCAGACTCGCCTCATGCAACGCACCGATCTGCCCGTCAAGCGCTGACTCATCTTCCTCGATGACGTTGTCGACCGCAGCATCGAGGGAACTCTTCTGGACTTCGGTATCGACCGCCTGCATGCTAGCCGATCGCGCGGCCTCTTTCGCCTTCTCAAGTAGAGCGCCCTTAGGCTCGCGGACCATCCGGAGAGGTTCGGTAACCGGTCCCTTCGGAAGGGGCTCCGTGACACCCAGATCGCCGCCTCCGGCCGGAGCTCCCGAGTCCTCTGCTAGGACTTGATCCACCGCGTCATCGAGAGAGCGCGTCATTCAATGCCCTCCCGAGCGCGCCACACCCGAAGAATCTGCTCTTCTGTGGGCTTCTTGCCGCGGGCCTCAAAGGTAGCCTTGATCTCGGCCTTTTGCGCCGCCGTGGGACCGACAGGGACCGATGGAGAGGGCGCGGACGGAAGCGGAACCGCCCCGAGCTCTTCTTTGTTGGCCGCCGTCTGCCGGTACTGCTCGGCTTTTGCCCCCATGTACGGTTGCTCCTCGGCCGGGAATGGGACGAACTTTTCGCCCTTCTCCTCGGCCTGGAACTTGTATCGGTTCGGTTGGAACCAGCCCTTGACTCCCTCGCCTTCGGCGCGCTCCCCGAACAAGAGTTGATCGGCGACCGCCGCCTTCATCTCTGCACGGGTCGGCTCCTGACCGTCATGGTCCTCGAGATACTTGACCCGCCAGTCCGCGATCGACATGACGAAGTCGGCCGCCACGTCCTTTGGGAGTTTGGCATCCTTCGCGGCCTTCGTGGCGAACCGCTGAAACTCCGTCTCACTTGCGAGTCCGCCGCCGTCAACCACTTTCTTGCTGGCGTTCTGAATGCGCTTCAAGTCGTAGAGAGTAGTGTCATCGGCTCGGCCGGCGTACTTCGCATCAATGTCGGTCCGGACCTGAACGCCGGGAGGAAGGGCTAGGTACTCGGCGCGAACGAGGGCGTTTGCTTCAGCTTGAGCTCGGCGCTCTTCGGCGCTCGAGGTCCGCCCCAACGCCTTCCGCTGATCGTCGACGTTGACGATTCTCTGCCAGTAGTTTGCCGCTCCGTTCACCGGGTCGAGCAACCACGCTCGAACAGGAGCCATGGCCGGCGACTGCAGGGTCCCCGTTTCATTGTAGACGGTGAGCCCATAAGACATGTAGCGCTCGGCCGCGTCCGTCCGCGTCTGCTCGAGCTTCGCTACTTGGTGCTCGACAAGTTGCCGGATCTTCTGCTTCTCCTCGGGCCTCACGTCCTTCATCGCCTCGACGGCCGCCTGAGCCTTTCCGACCGCCGCCCAAGACGTGCCGGGGATCAGGGACGCAGCGACGATCTCGCTTGCCTTCTGCTCGACCACGTTGGCGATCCGGAGTTCCTCGATCTGGCGCGCAATCCGGTCTCCTTTGTCGCCGAGCTTGTCTTTCGAGGCGGCATAGAAGGACTCCGCTTCCCGGATGTTGCCGCGAGAGAGTAGGGAGTTGAGCGCGGACACCCTAGCGTCCGTCTCGGCGATCCTGACCCACTTCTCCCGAGCCTCCGGGTCCAGTCCAAGCGTGATAGCCTCTGCGTCGGCCGCCGCCGTGACTGACTCGATCCCTTCAGTCCTGCCAGCCGGATCGTCGGCGAAGCTGGCGACGTGTTGTAGCCCGGCTTCCCGGTTGATCTTGTAGGCTTGGCTCTGCGCGTTCTCGGCCTCGCGCCCGGCATGAACCTGGATTTGTCGCGAGTAGCTATTGACTTTCTCGCGCGCCTGTGCCAGAAAGGCCGCCTTCTGATCATCGTTCACGAGGTTGGCCGCGTGCTGCTCGACAAGCGCGTCGATCCGGCCTTGGGTGTTGTCCCGGTCGGCAAACGCCACCTTGCCGCGCTTCAGGGTGTAGCCTTTGGGTTGCTTCGACGCCTCATCTACCGTGGGGTCGAACAACTCCGCATCGGCCTCTCGGGTGAACGCCCCCAACTCCTCAACCGCTCGAGCCGCGTCCGCCTTCTGTTTCTCCTCGGCGACCGCATTCCAGACCTGACCGACCATCTGCCCTGTAGCCTTGATGGCCTGCCCAGCCTGCCCGGGCTCGAACCGTAGATTCTGCCGGAACGAGGGGAGTGGGGCCGAACGAAGGGAGGGCTCGTCAATGATCGGGACTCGAGGCATCAGAAGCCCCCACTACGACCGGTAAAGAGCGACATCGGAGTCAACTCTGACTTTTTGCTCGCCTGCTTCGCGGCCCTCGTGTACTGCTCGCCCTCTGAACGGTACCCCCAAGCCTCGCGAGCCGCGTTCGATTTCGCCGTGAGGGCGTCAAGGGCGCTGTAGGCCCGGGTTGTGCTCGCGACATTCAGAGCGGTCGGGCTGTCGAGCTCGATCCCGCTCGCAGCCGTAGCGACACGAGCCTGAGCGATCGTCCGAGTCCCCTTCGAAGTGATGGCCGCCGCTTCCGATGCGCCACGAGCTTCCGCATCCTTGGCCGCGTACTCGGACAGGACCGCGTTGCGCCGAGCCTGAGCAGCCGTCTGGCCAGCCGCCTTAGCCTCTTCTGAGGCGCCCAGCATGTTCCCGAGCAGTTGACTTCCGACCTGGACTAGACCCGCGCCGCCCATCACCTACCCCCTTTCACGTTGCGGCTTCCAGCCGCTCTTGCGCATGACGCCGTACACGAAGCGGTCTCGCGCCTCTTTCGAGGTATCGCCCTTTTGCTTCTTCAGTTTGCCGCTCTTGGCCATCTTCGACGCGACCGCCTTGAGCGCTCGCTCCTGTGCAATTGGCATTGGACCTCCGGATGACGCAGAAATGAAACGGTAGCCCGTCTTCGCCATAGGACTCCGCGGGATGCACTGTGAACCCGACGCGCCTGAGCGACTCGACGGCCTGCGTGTAGCGCGCGTCGACCATGTTTGCTAGCGCGGGATAGACTCTCAGGAGCCGGAGGAGCTCGGTCTTCATCGTGCGCCAGAATGCGCAGGGCTTCCGGTCAACCGTGTCGGTCGTGAGCAGCCAGATGATGCCCACTTCTGGACGAATCGCGCGAACCCCGAACATGGCCGCGATCTCGCCGTCGATTACGATCGTCCGGACGAACTCGCTGACACAGCATGCGACCTCGATCGCTTCCAGGGGAATTTGATGGTCCGACGCCCACACCTCATCACAGTCCCGGACCCGCATACGTCGAGCGAGCTCGGGACCATCAAGGGCGGCGTGGGGTCGGACGCGAACCATGTCAGTCCTCGGAGATCCTTTCGATTGAGAATTCCAGGCAGTAGATGGTGACGGTCTCGCTGCCCGCGCTTCCAGATACCGCCAACTCCAGGAAGTCCCCAGGGATGAGGCGAACCAAGCCCGTGATAGTCAGCGGGTACCGGATACCCTCGACCGCCACAGCGCTGGAAAGCATCTGAAGAACGAGGGTGTTGTTCTTGTGAACCCCCCAAGTGAACGTGGTTGGCGGATCTCCCTCGGCGCTGATGTTGGCGAATACGCGGTAGGTTCCGGCTCCGCCTTCCTGGATGACCAACCGATCGCCACGTTCACCGTTGTCGGTCCAATAGGTGCTTTCTGCGGTCGGCTCCTGGTTCAGATTGCCGAGCGCCCACCAATCGCTCCCAGCCTCGGCGGGATCGTGTCCGACGTTGTCCGCCGCAAGACTCACGTAGTCCTCTCCATTTTTGCTCACAAGAGCGTCGGCCGCGTAGGTCGTGTCTACTGCCCAAGCATCCAACGAGGCTTCGATGGATGTCCAGTCGTGTCCGCCGTGCGAAACGGCCGATCCGACCGGATACCGAGTAAGCGCCGACCACGTGTCGAGCGCGTTCGATTCGAACTTCACTAGGCCCTGGGAACCAATGAGCCCCTGTGATCCACTGATCCACTTCGCGTAAGTCCCCGGAGTTGCGCTCAGTACGATTTCGGTCGGGGACCCGTCTAGGATTTCGAAGACTTCACCGTGTGCCCCGGATGCCTCATTGACCATATTCCACCTCCCGCGTGACTGCAAGGATCGTGCAAGGCAAAGGATCACTCTGCCGCACGCAAACACGACCCCCATGATTCCAATGGGAGATCGTCGGTATCCTGGCCTGTCCAGTCTTCAAACCAGAGACGGCCGATACCTGATCGGCCTCATTTCCTGACCACGTCTGCAACTTGGCAGACGTGAAATCTTCGCCGGCCTGGATGCGCCCCGCCGATGCTTCGAGCTCTACCCAGGCGGTCTTGACGACCTTGCGCTGCGTCTTCCCTTCCCCCGGGGGAACGTCGAGAGACTCGAAGTCCGCATAGTACCGCAGACCGACGTGAACCCGCAGGGCGCCTGTAGTCAACGTGATGGCGCCGGACGCGACCGTGAAGGGACCTTGAACGAGACCATCCGCCACGGCATACACCACTCGACCTTCCAGGTGATCGAGCCCCGTGATCGCCGTGGTGGCGGTCCCGAAGGTGTAACTCACCGAGGAATCCAAGAAAATGGACTCTGTTGCGCTCGTCACCTGCCGCGTGGCGAATCGCTCGATCGATCGAATGGACCCGCGCCGGACGATCACATAGACCGCATCCTCTTCACCTTCAGGGATCGAGCAGATCGACTCGGCTACTCCGACGTCCGCGAGCACATGTCGAGACCACGCCAGAACCTTGTATTCTGGCATGAAGGTCAAGGTGACAAGGGAGCCGTCATCCAAGATCGCCCACACGATCGACCACGGGTCCTCTTGCCAGCACCAATCGACTACTTGCTTTCCGACGAACAAATGGTGTGAGAACAGGGATAGATCGCCGTTGACGTACGTCCCCGCGGCGCCGTCGAACGCGAGATCCCGAACGACCGTTCCTTTGCGCTGCACGAAGAGCGCGTGATCATCGCCGACCTTCAGCGCATCGAGCCACGTCGAGCCGCGCTCTGACCGGATGCGCGCGGAGATGGCTGTGGGCGTCATCGGTTGATCCGGCTGACCTCCATCGACCGCCCACTCGCTCATGGCTGTGAAGGTCAGCAGGGAGCGGCCAGGAAGAAGAGACCGGATCTCCTCGAAGCGCCGGCCGGCGAGTCCGACCGAGATCGAATCATCATCCTTCACGATCGGATACTGATCGAAGTTCTTCCAGTCCCCGACTCGAGACATGAACAGGTAATTTGGGCGCTCGGCTGTCCCGCCAAATATGAGCCGCTCATCCTGATAGGCAACCGTTGCCGGATCTTCGGTCCTTAGAACCACCCGATCCTCATCAAGAACATTGAAAGGGTTCTCTCCTTTTGGCGGCCGGGTCAGATAGTCTGGATCGATTTCTCCGAAGTCGTTAACTTGTAGCAGAAGACTCCCAGTCCATACCCACCATTTTTTCTGATACACCAACCCAACCACATCGCTCAGGCCCCTGTATACGCAAAGAGCTACAATGTTGTGGGTTGTGGGCTGCGCAATCCCCGATATCCAGAGCACCGGTTCTTGCTCTGACAGTGACAGTCCGTCCGTGTCGTATGGCCTGGTTGACCCACCTCCCCACACGCCGTTCCCGTATTCGGCCTCGAGAGCCCAGAATGTTGGACTGGTAGCGGGAGGATTCCCTACGTTTCCAGGCAATAGGCTGACATAGGTTCCCAGCGACGATACGCGATCCCCGAGCCCATATGTTGTGCTGGGACTCCAGGCCGCCACGTCGTAGTCCCATAAGGCAATTGTCCCAGTATAGGGGGCCGTTTCCCATTGCCTGGTACCGTCCAAGCTTTCACAGAGACATGTGAACCACCAAATCCATCTCTTGGTCGGCCCAGTGACCACGGTAGATTGATGGAATCCCAAAACCACTATTGGATCCTGATCGTCGTATGTGATTGGACACGCCGGAGCGTCGAAGGCGATCGCCGTCAACGTGAAAGTGAGCGGACTCGTAGCCGTCCTGACGAGTTCCCGAGGTGAGTAGCTCGGGTGTGTGATCGTGATGATGTTGCCCATCTGCGCAAACTTCAGGCGCGGCAGATCGCTCTCGGCGTATGGCGACGTGATCGCGTACGGAACCCCAGACGCCTCGACATAAGCGCCATCCTCAAGGAACCTGATCGCGCCGCCCCGGAACTCGACTACAAGCGCTTGCTCATCCGAGAAGACGAACGGGACTAGACGGGGATGAGTTGTCTCTGAGGCGTCATGCAGGGTCGCGACTCCGCGCCAGTCGCCTGATACCGCGACCGCCGTCCAAGAGGAACCGTCGACCGGGCCGTAGAAGAATCCAGTCGAATACGCCACCACCACATAGGTCCCAGTCCACACGGCGTTGTTGGGGGTGGCTGTGTTTGGTTTGGTCCCAGCGGTCCAGGTCTTTCCGTCTGTCGACCGATAGGTCACGTTTGTTGATGCGTCGAAGATCCACCAATAACCAGAGGCGTAGATCGCACAGGTGTGGTTACCGGTCAAAGCTTGTTCTGTCCAGGTCGCTCCGTTGTCGACAGATCTGGCGATGTACCCGCTACAAACGGCAATCATCATCCCCGCGCCGTTGCACGCGATGTCGTTATAAGTCGCGTTTCGTGGCAAATTGCCTGATGCCCAACTCACACCACGGTTGACTGATCGGAAAAACTTTCCGGATGCGCCAATCGACACCAACCCGTAAATGCTATTGAACCAACCACCTGTGATTGATGTAAGCGAAACACCCGGACTCATCGTCTGAGTGGTCCATGTTTCGCCGCCGTCGACGGACCGTTCAATATGCCCAGTCTCACCGACCGCATGGAAGTATCCACCGTCCCAGAACACGCGATACATCGTATTGGTGTCCGGTTTGGTCTTGGTCGTCCAGGTAGCACCTCGATCGTCCGAGACTTCCCACACGGCCGCGGTACCACCAGAGGTCACGAACCGGTATCCGTTCGATCCGACAGCGTAGCGAGAAGCTGTAGAGGGTAGAGTCTTCGCGGCCCATGATGTTCCAGCGACCGACGTAACGGCGCCGTTGCTCGACAGCCGAACCGCGACCAAATCCGAGATGGTTTCCCACTCGCAAAGCCGGGAGCCGGGTCTGTTTGGAGCTTTCCCGCTTGGTGCTACGAGGTAGTTCAGCAGAGACTTCGCGCCGATCTTGTACCGGTCCAGCTCGGCTCGAGCATGCCATTCCGGACTGAGCTCGCCACCCGCAAAAGAGGTCTGTCGAACGATCGGCACTATTCGCGCGCCCGGATTCCCGAGCCCTCCAAAGGTTCGTAGTCCTCTCGATTGCCACGCAACTGCTGTGCGAACGCCTCGAGGATTTTTTGCTTGTACATCTGCAGAGCCGCCCCCGCCTTCCGCTCATCCTTCGGCAGTGCAAGCGCCAGTTCAACCGCGAGTCGCCATGACACCGCGTCGCAGAACGCGGCCGAGTAGAGCGTCACATCCGTCACCTGTGCCGTGTACTCCAGCGCCTGGATGTCGGCCGCGGCATAGTCGCAGAACAGCAACTTTCCGTCCCCATCCTCGTTCAGCGCGATCTCGTAGGCGTCCCGGCTCTCGGGCGCCACGAGCGCAATCCGGGTGTCTTGTGTGTGCAGAAACCGAGCCATGAGGAAGTCGGTCGGAAGCGTGAAGGCGTATTCCCAACCCGTGCGCGACTCGGTCGCGTCGACCACGATCGCCTTCTGTCGATTCGCGAACGGCCACGGGAAGTCCGACAACACCTCGTCTCGGATGTCTGCCCAGTGCAGTTCACAGGTCTTGCCGGCGATCGAGGTGTTCCCGGTCGACACGGTCAAAAACTCCGTCTCGCCGATCTTAGTGAGCGCCCGGTTGAAGATCTCGACTAGGGTTGCCGCCATGCTCGACACCTCAACCCGGGGAGAGTCGCCCCTCCCCGGGCATCAGAACTCACTGCCGATCCGCTGCGCGCTTCGCCTTCACTCCCCGCTCGGCCTCATCCATCGCCTTGAGCGAGACCATCGGGGTGACCTTCACCTCTTCCTTCGGGGTTCCGACCACCTCTAGCACGATCCGCTCTGCTTCCGCCTCGAGGTTGGCCGCTGCGTCGCCGAAGGCCTCACGTCGACCGCTCGTGAGCGCATTCGACTCGGCCTTCGCCTGGTACTCCTTCGCCTTCGCCAAGAGGCGCTCTTTGAGCGTCTTCAGCCCAGCAACGCCGGCCTCGTTCAGCGCCTGGAAGCTACGTGCGGGGACGTAGTCGTCCGAGGGCGCCTCGAAGTACCGGCCGGGGACCAAGAATCCGAGTCCTCGGATGTAGGCCCCAGGGTGCTCCGTGATCAGGTATCTGGCTCTCATACTTCCCTTTCTGGTTGGCCTAGGGCCCACCAACTACAGCTGCGCTTCCTCATTCTGCGGCCGGGCGCTCTTGTCGACGAGTCCGACGATCCACTTCCCAGTGCTCGGAGCTCCGCCTGTGTTCACGAAGCGACACCCGTGGTAGCGCTTCTGAACGTTGCCTTTGAGCGGTGCCATCTGATGAACGGAGCTGGCCGTCAGCGCTGCGGCCAGGATGTACGTGGTCGAGAGGACGACCACGTTGCTCGTGAGAGCCGCGTTGTCCGCGCCGACGATGTCGACCGTTTCGCCAGTGGTCGGGTTTGCAGCCGCATCCGCAGTGATCCGGATGTAGGGGTAGATCGCCTCACCCCTTCCCAGGTCCCGGGTGTTTCCGGACCCTGCATCCTTCACCTTGGTACCGATTGCGTCGGCAGTGACAGCCTGTCCGCCGCTTGTCGTGAACTCATCCATGAAGTCGAGAATCATTGTGTTTCTCCTTGTGAAAGTTGTTTGGCGGTCCCCTTAGCTGACCGTCGACTCGTTCACCGCCATCCGCTCGACCTGACGAATCGGATTCCCCAGGAAGTGCGGAACGAAGACGCCCAAGTACTCCTGCAGCGACAGAGCCAGGTTGCTCTTCTCCATGGCCTGGAGATGGAACGCCGTATAGAGCTCGAGCGGCACGTAGAGCACCCTCTTCGCGGTTCCCGGAGGAGGCATCCGGTTGAGCAGCTTCGTGAGCTCCCGGTACAGAGAGCCCTGCGTCGGGGAGAGAAGCAGCGAATCGGACAGGTCGATGTTGCAGAGCCGGCCCATGTGCCGCTTGTCGTCGACGCCGAGACCGATCTTCCAGCGCAGGGTGGTCAGGTAGGCCATGAAGGCCTTGCTGTCAGAGTCGGTGACCCGGACCTTGCCTTCATCAATCGTCTCGAGGCCGGCAACGCTGTTCTTTGGATAGAGCAGGTTGCAGGCGTTGTCGCCCCAGTCGACCACGAGCACCGAGCAGCCGTCCGAACCAGTCACGGAACCCATGCTCTGCACGATCGAGTTCTGCCGGTTGGTTGTATTCAGCGCGTCCATGCGGGGCATGAACCCGTCGAAACCAGCCTCATCGGTGAGGGTCGATCCGTACAGCAAGTACTGATGGATCGTCTGCACTGCCGCCTCGGCGTATGCGAGGAGGTCCTGCCGGCGCCTCTTCTCGAAGTCGGCCATCCCGAGAATGCCCGGAAGACGCGCGTCCGTCTCAGCCGCACCTTCGAACATCCCGATCGTGTCGACCTTCTGCTCGGTCACACTGATCGACGCATCCACGCCCTGGTTGATCTTCACTGATGCGAAGGCCGGCAGAGTCTTCCGGATCGTGGTTGTGTTGCCGAGCAGTGCGTTCGACGCCTTGATGGTCGCGTCCTGCACCATTGGACTTACCTGGTTCAACACCTCGATGATCTGCGCCTGTGCGCCATCGGGGTCCATCGACTTCGCGTACTCCGAGAGTGTCAGTCTGACAGAAGCCATGATTACTCACCTATTTCCTTTCTCAACTTCTCGTGTGACGGAAATAGACTCGCCATCCTTTTGGCCTCACTCGAGGCGACCACTCCCTTGCCTTCGCCCTCGACGCTCAACTTGTCCCCGGCGAGTGCGCGCCCAATGGAGGCGAGCGCCTTCGCTACGACAGGGTGATTGTCGAGGTGCCAGTCGGTGAGTAGTGTCTTGAGCTCGGACTTAGGATCGAACCTTGAGAGGCACCGCTGCACTGCCGCTCTCGATTCTGCGAGCTTCGTCCCGCCATACTCAGGATCTTTCGCGAGTGTCGCCCGGTTCTCGGCCGACCATCGTTCCATGTCCTGAGCAATCTTCGTGGTCTGGGCCGATTGCTGCTCCAGGTACCAAGCCACGAGGGCGCTGGCCTTGGATGAATCGAGTCCCGCTTTCGCGGCCTCGACCTCGAACCCTGATACGAAGTCCTGATCTACGGTGACGCCGTCCGGCAGTTTTTCCGGAAGCTGGACCTTGACCGGGGTTGGAGTGGTAGCTCCGCCCGCATCTTTGTCAGCTGCTTCGCCCGTCGCCTTCCCACCCTTGGAGGCATCTCCTTGGGCAGCGCCAGAACCCAGTTCGCTCGTCTGCGCACTGGTTCCGCCGTCCTTCTTGCTGGCGCCGGCTCCCGCCTGCCCAGCCGGCTGCGTCACACTCGCAACCGCGTCGGCCGCTTTGGCCTGTACTACACCTGCACCACTTGCTGCACCTGCACCCGCGGCGTCGTCGGGGGACTGAGCCCAGCGGGGTTTCGTCGGGTCGATCATGTTGACTGCTCCTCTTTTCGTGCTGCGTTGCGCCGCTCTTCAGCCTTCTGTTGCGCGGCGGAGATTTGCTCGGAGATCATCTCAAGCCAAAGGTCGGGGCACACCGCGAGCGCCCAGTCGCGGAGCTCGATGGCTACCGACCTCCGACCCTCGCGGAAAGCCATCGACTGGCCGGAATTGTCGTAGGACGGCGACTCGAGGTGGCCGATCAGGAAGACGAGCACATAGAAAAATCGCCGGCCCTGGGGCATCCTCATGACCGCGTCGAAATCGGCCGCTTGCTGTGAATCGACCTTGACGCCCAACTCTTTGAGCCGTCCCTGAACCTCGGGATCTCCGAGCGGTCCTTGTGCGCGCTCATGTCTCACTGGGCAACCCTCCGGCCTGCCCGAGCCCAGCAGTCGCCATCGGACCCATGGTGCCGAGGAGGGCGCCCAGCGCGTTGTCAGGGCCAGGAGCCGGTGTCTTGCCGAGCGCAGCCGCGCCCTGGACCATGGACGCAGCCTCCTGTGCCTGCGCTTTTTCCAACTCCTGCTGTGCACGAACCTGCCGAACGCGAGCCACACCTTCATCGTCGAGCACCAACTTCGGATTGACCCCCACGATGTCCGCGATCTCATCGATCGTCGCGTCCGCCTCGAGTTTGTCCATAACCGCGGGCTTGAACTGCGCGATCTTGGCGGCCTCGCCCCAGAGCGTCCGAATGGCCACAAGCCCGGTCGCCTTCTGGGCTTGGTGCAAGATCGAGATGAATTCGGCCTGCAACTCCTGTCCCTGGATCTCCTCAGGAGGCTCCGGGAACAGGTTCATCCGCAGTCCGATCGCGAACCCGATATCGATCGAGGGCCGGAGAAGCTCGGGATTCAAATGCTCGAGCACAGGGCCGAGCTGCAGCATGAGCTCCTCCTTACCCTCCCGAATCTCTTCCGCCGTGGCCCGCTGGAGTCGATCGTCATTGAGAATTCGCATCCACAGGTCCGCGAAGAAATGCGACCGGATCGCGGACTTCAGCTCGGCCCTGGTCTGCCGGTTCTCGCTCATCGCCTCAGGTTTGACGACATAGGACGGCTCGAAGACCGCATTCTGCCCCTCTGGCAAATAGGTCACATCGCCGGGGATGAGAGTCGCTCGGCTCCCACGCAATGTGGGACTCGCCTTCATTGGCGGATCGGTGATCTTGTCCGACAATTGGCCGCGTCGGGAGGTCTCGAATTGGAGTTCCCGCGCATCCGGCAAACACTCCATCCCGGGCCCGCGACCATATACGTCGGTCCCAGTCACAGACCAACGGGGCGCCACGATCGGGAACTCATTGAAGCCGGACTTCCGAAGGAACTTCCCCTCCTCGGCCCCCTTCTCAATCCAGACGCTCGACCACCTCATCCCGCGCGGTCCGATCATGTCGCCTGAGAAATCGTCGTTCGGCTCGATCGCGTGGATGACGAGCACCACGTCTTCGTAGCTCCCCCTCGAGTATGCGCTCTTGACCGAGCTGCTCAACCTCGACAGGTTCCCGTCCTGACAGAACTTCGTGACCACTTGCCGCACAGTGAATGGTATCTCTCGGTAGCATGTGTCGACCTCGCCTCCTCCATTGCACGCAAGGAAGTACTCGCCCCAGGGCATCGAGACGCAATTGAGCACGCGCTTAGGGTCCTCTTCTATCCCCATGCACGCAGTGCCAAATGCGCCAATGTCTGGATAGACACCATCCGAAAGCGCCTGATAGAAGTTGCTCATCGAGTAGATGCGTGAGAGCCGGACCTCTACCTCATGTAGGTACTGCTTCACAGGCCCCCAGGCGGCAAGCTCGGGGTCCTGCGTAGTAAGGCGCAGCCATTGGCGAGCCGGCGACGTGATCGACGCCATAAGGCCGGCCGCCAAGGTGCGCAGGGCGTGTAGCGGTTCCGGGTCGAGCAGCTTCCCGTTCAGCTTCGAGCCTCGGTTGATTTCTCCCTGCGGATTGAGCCTCAATCGCCGGGGAAGGATGTTCTCGGCGATGTCTTGGATGTGCGGATCCCATTGCGCGCGCACAGCCTTCAGTTCGCCGTACCGGCGCATGATGCGTTGGCGCTCGCTCTCGCCTGGGAGCCGTTGGGTGCTCATTTGTTACACTCACCCCTGTAGATGATCTTAGGCTCACACTCTTTGGACAATAGACTCACAACGGTAGCTATAGATCCTCGTAGCTCAATCCTGAACGAGTCTTTGCCGCGCACTGTTGCAATCCTGTTGTCGATCGCGGCCACACCCCACCCCCGTGGCGTCACAATGACCGCAACCGTGGAGTCGTTGCGGTTCGAGTGATCGTCGTGAGTCGCTATATCAGCCACCCGCCGCCATTCCTCTGCAGTGCCCACAACCGCTCCATCAAGGATTTCCATCGCTCATTCTCCTAGGTACGACGTAGACCCGCGCACAGCGAACGCCCGTTTCCGGCTGTTTCCCGTGAGCGCCCTTGACCGCTCGGCCAGGATTGCGTTGCGGATCGTCTCATCACTCAAGTCGGGACTGGCCATCTTCGCGGCTGCGGCTGCATCCGCCTTCGCCTGTGCGTCCATCTGCGAGTAGTAGGTTTGCGTTGGGCTCAAAGTCTTCCCGCTAGTCAGCTTGACCCCGCTTTGACTCGGCCGGCCCGCCTTGACCCATTCCTCGTAACTCTGGCCTGATCCACCCATCTACAGGCTCCTCTCGTACGTTGTGGCGCAGCGGGCTGATTGCGCGGCATAGGACGCGGGTACATTGCCGACGAACCCGGGCGCCCAGTCGCGACGTACAGGGGTCGCTGTGTAGAACGTGAGCGCAAACGCATCTGCTGTGTCGGGCGAGCCTACGCCACGCTTGCGCATGTCTTCTTTGCTCTCGAGCACGCGGCAGGTGTGCTTTCCGCGCTGCTTCCAGGTGATCGAGGGTTCACAGAGTTGCTTGCCTAGCTCCCCGCTTCCAGTCGGCAGGCACCCTTGCGTCTTGATCCACTGCGCCCCGCGCCAGTACATCTCCGCGCGCTTATCAGCGAACTGCTCTTCATCGGCCGAGGAGCCAAAATCCACAGGGACGCAATACTGCCACTGGAGTAGCCTCAAATGATCATAAGGGCTCGAGCCGATGCCCGTCACATCAACGAAGATGTAGTCCGGCGCGCGTTTGTTCGGGTTCACGCGCGCATTCGCCATATCAGCTCGGATGACCGCGGACACCTGGTTCGCGAGCGCTGGGCCATCGAGCCCGTGAAACTTCGTCGGAGTCCAAAGGATCGGACCTTGCCGCCTGTAGAGCACACTCTCATCGGTCCCGAATCGGGCACAGTCGAGACCCCACAAGATCGCCTCTTCCTGGTACGCAGCCGGCGACGCATCCCTGTGCTCGGCCGCCGTGATGTCGTTCGGACCCAGGAGTTTGTCTGAGCCCTGCGGTGGAAACTCGCCTTTTACGTTGACGAGGTAGAGAGGATCGTTCTCGCCCCAGTCGAGCTTGCATTGTCGAGCCCACTCAATGTCGACCCGGGGGGAGCGTTTAGGGTCATCCGGATCGCCTGTAATCGAGACGATCTCCCACCGGTTCCGACGCCGCGTACAGACCTCATAAGCTGCACCCTGGGTTGATGTGCAGTTCCAAGCCGCGACGACATGTGCCTCTTGTCCTACGACCGCGAAGAGGCCTTCGGCCGCATCGAGCACCCCGATCGGGTACTCGCCCATTTCATCAAGGAGAGAGAAGACCCGTTGCGCGTGTAGCCCGGCGAGGGTGTTCGCTTGCGCCTTGGGATCCGCGTCTTGGGAGAATGAACGCGCGGAGAGCCACCACGTCTTCGGCCGCTCGCGGTTCTCGATTCTCTCACCACGGACGACGAACGCTTTTTGGAGTAGCGCACTCTTAGAATACCAAAAAGATAGCTCTTTCCATAAGTTATCGCGAAGGTTATCGCCCGTTATTGAGGTTGCGATCCCTTGTGCGTCTACCCAAAGGGCGAGGTTCCACCATCCGATCCAAGCAAGTAGAGCCGACTTCCCAGGCCCCTTACACGCGCTCATCCCGACCCGGGGATTATCGCGACACAACCGAAGCGCGTCCGCCTGCCACGCATCCGGCTCGGCGCCGAAGACCTCACGGACGAACAGAATCGGATCCGCGCGCCACGCACGCATTTTCTCCTGAGCTGCGAGGATGGCGGGATCGCTCAAGGTTGGCCCCCAGGCGCGTCCGGACGCTCAGCCGGCGACTCGACCCCTACCGGCTCGCTGTTCGCAGTTTCTTGCCCGGCTTCCGGCTGTTCCTTGAGGGCTGGCGTAGCCTCGTCAGTCTTCCCGAGACCTCGAACCAGGTCGGTATAACTGGTCACGTCGACCTGAACCCGGTCGTGGAATGCCCCAAGTGTCCGAAGGAGCTGCTCGGCCGCGTGCGTCTTGGACCAAAACTTGACCTTCTTGATCTCTCCCGTCTGGACACGATCTTCCCCGCGACCAGCCCAAAGCTCTTCGACATCCATCCCTGAGACCGCACGGCGGAGATCAAGCGGCCAATCCCGCATTGGGAGCATTCCACCCGCAGGGTTGAGCGCGACAGAGGGGTCAGCGAGGAGAATACGTTTGAGCTCGACAAGTACGACATCAAGCTCTACTTCGGCCGTTTTCTCCACTCTCTGTACGCGGCCTTCGATGTTTTCCCTAATATTATCATTGGCTAACAGACGTGTAGCTGCGACCGTTGCGCCCTTTACGGAGTACCCCGCACGAATCGCAGCCGCGCATCCGTTTTGGTCTCTGAGGTATTCAGCGCAGAATCTCCGCTGCTTGTAGGTGAGGCGCCCGGACTGTTTGGGCTCGCCGTTTGCCATTCTGTCAAGACCACTACCCCAGTTTTGCCAAAATGTCAAGAACGAGTCGTTTTGCCAAATTGGCAAACAAGTGTGTCTAAGACAACACATATGACGAAAGTAACAACACGAATGGGTCATATGACTTTCGTCACATGCGCGCGATTTTGCCCGCGTGGTAATACTCATTGCGAGAAGCGCGAACATCGAGCGCGTCTGTCTGTACCGATCAACTACTAGCCAGGGCGCTCAAAAACAGCACAGACGAGGGAGTCTGCATTGCCTCAGTCACGCAGACGCTCAAGTGCTCTCAACGCCGTCCGCCACAGAGCCGCAGAATGCCACCAAGCCGTTCTTGGCTCACAACCCGTCCCAGAAACCTCTCCTTCTCATCTGCATCTCTCTTCTGCCTCTGCTTCTGCTTCTGTGTGTTACAGGCGTAACGGAGCGTTACGGCCCGTTACTGTCACATAACGCTTGACACCCGTAACGGTTGAGCGTAACGGTCTTGTTACGGAGGTGGTGAGCGCATGGGATTCATGAAACTGGACGAATCGATTCTGTATTCGACGATTTGGGATGCGGACTGGGAAGAACTGAAGGTGTTCTTGTCTTGTTGCTTGATTGCCCGGCCGTTCAAACTCGACAAAGAGGTGCCTCAACTCGACCCGATTACTGACGAGCCGACAGGATGGAGTGTTCCTCCTGGCGACTACGGGTTCGCTCGAGGTGCCGCTATTGGAGTCGCCCGGACGGCAAACCTTGGAAGCGGTCCCGATCGGATACAGGTAGGACTCCAGGCACTTAGACGACTCGGAGAACCAGAGACCGGCTCGAAGACGCAGGCGTATGGCGGGCGCCGGGTTGCGCGGGTCGATGGCGGATTCATCGTCCTGAACCTCATGAAGTTCCGGGACTGCACGTCCGCGGAACGGCAACGCCAATTTCGGTCTCGGTCCCGCGCGAACACCTCCGACACACTAGCAGACACCGGCGACCACTCGGACGACACCGGCCGCCGTTCGGCGGACAGTGTCGAGTCAGTGTCCAGTCAGAAGCGCCACCCGATGGAGGTCGCCCGCGAGCGCAAGACCACCAAAGAGACGGATCCCCGGTTCGCCCCCCTCCGTGCGATCTGGGAACAGGAATGGGTGTCGGCGATCGGGACACAGTACCGATGGCTCGGGGCCCGCGACGCGAAAGCGCTGCACTCCCTGCTCGCGATCCCTGAGGCCGAGTTCCGCGGCCGCGCGAGGAAAGGAATCACGGCTACCGGTTACGCCCGATGCTCAAGCGTATCCCAACTCGCGGCGAAATGGAACGACCTGGCTATGCCGGTCAACGGCGAGACCAAAAAGCTCGCCTTCGCCCCCGCGTATCCCGATTCCGCATTCACTGGAGGAGAAAGGCCGATATGAGAAAGCTCAAGATTTCCCCCGGCGACAAGTTCGGATTCTGGACCATCATCCAGGAGTTGCCCCCGGTCCTGTACGCGTCCGGTCACAAAGAGCGAGCATTCCGTGTCCGCTGCGAGTTGTGTGGTGGAACATTTTTCCGGCAACTACGGGGACTGCGGGCCAAAAGTAAGGGTTGCTGGGAGTGCAGAGTCAATCGCGCGACAATTCGTGTCGACGGTCAGCCTAAACCATTGTCGCGGGTTTTGGCTGTATGGGGCGTCACCCGCGCCTGCTACGATCAGCGCCGTCACCGCGGATGGTCCAAGGTTCGCGCCGCCACAACCCCGATGCAGCGGAGATCGCGATGAGGTCCATCCACACCCCGATCCGCGACATCGTCCCACCGCACATCCGGGCCCAGGTCGAGGCACACCGACTACGGTACGAGTCCGATCAGGCGTACCGGGACGAGTGTGAGACGAAATGGAGCGCGGACTGGGAGGCGCAGCGGGAAGCGGCCGAGGCGAAACTGCGTGAGGACCGGGCGCGCGCGCTTGTACTCGAGACCGCAAACCGGCTCCTGGAGTCGCGGATTCCAAGGGCGCCCGCTGACCACCTGAGTGACCACTTCGAGACCGACGCGCTCAAGGTCGCGATCGAGTTCTCAAAGCAGGACGACAAAACGATCCTGATCCTCGGCGGAAGCAAAGGGGTCGGCAAAACAATCGCGTGCTGTGTCGCTGCGTGGCAGACTCTTGGGTCAGTTCGGTTCGTGCTCGGGATGGATCTCGTTCGTCATGGCACCTACGACACCGAATTCTGGGCCGACCTCGAGAATACCAACGCACTCGTAGTCGACGAGCTCGGCGCCGAGCCGCTCGACGAAAAAGGATGGGCGCTGGCGAACATTTTGGACCTGCTACACCGCCGATCGCTATGGCGGCGGAAGACCTGGATCACCCTCAACCTACCGATCGAGCCTTTTTTCGCGCGTTATGGAACCGACGGTGAACGACTCCGGGACAAACTGCGCGAATGCGGCAGGTATGTCGAGGTGAAGGGGAAATCCCTGAGGAGGTGAGTATGCGCGAGGTCATCCACATGCAGCCGCAGGCCGACTGGCTCCCAGCACACGCCCTGGCCGGCTCGATCTGGCTCGGTCAACTCGGTGAATCGGTCAGGGTCGAGGAAGATGGATCCTTGACGGACTTGCGCGCGGGGACTTGCGGGCGGCCAGAAATGATTGGAGGTCCAATATGGCAGACGAACGAAAACTGACGATGCTAGAATTCGCCGAGAAAAACCGCGACCCGTTCATGGAGGCATTCTGGGATATGTTTTGGGGTCGCGACCCATACATATCACCGACCCTCGACGCCACGCGGGTGACGCAGCCGGCTGCAGCTCCTGACATCCCCGCTACGGAGCGCGACTCCGCGGACAGTCCGGGTGGCCCCGCAGTCACAGATACAGACCCATAGTGCGCCGCCGTACCACACTTTTTCTGTGCTCTTCGCCACCACCCTTAGGAGCCCGTACCGGCGTCCGATCTCGTTCTTGTGTGCGCGCGGACGCCGCTTTTTCTGCGCCGCCTTCAGTTTCGCTCGCCGCTTCGCGAGCCCAGCCGCGTCCTCGCGCGCGATCGCGGCCATAAGGTCCTGATTGTGGGTGATGTCGTAGGCCAGGCACCCGTTGTGGACGGCCTCCCAACTGCTTTCAGCATATGCATCGACCGGGCCAAGCATCACATACCCCGAACACAGTCGACCCACATGGCCGCGGTCGATGAAAGTCGACGGATGTCGTCCATGTTCCTACGCGAGCGGTCCTCGGCGATGTCACGGCGCAGTTGAGCGAGCAGGTCGCGGATATGTGCCGCCTGGGCCGAGATCGTCGCTAGGCGGGGGTTCTGGGAGGTCTGAGGGGGTGTTGTGGGGGGCATGGGGTGCCTTTCGGATGGGTGTTGTGCTACCAGGTGATTTCGACTATTTCGGGGAGTCCAGGCGCTCGACCCCCATGTACCCATTTGCCGCCGATCGAGTCGGCGACGACGTAGGTCCCATCATCTAGCATGAATCCTCGAGGAGGGTTACCGCGCTCCCCGAGATACAACTCTACGACTGAGTAGGTTTTCCCTCCGAACGAAATCGACTCTATTATCTCTGTTTCGGGAAATACCGTTCCGTAGATCGTTGTTTCCATGGCGGCTCCTGGGGTTGGTCCTGCGTTCGGGGCGGGCCTGGAGTGTCCAGGCTCACCCTGAGGGCGGGGCTACTGCCAGAGATGATCCTGGGTGGCGAGGTGCACGGTGCTCGGCCTGACCACGAGATCGTGGGAGGGGGCGCCGCCGTGCTCTAGAACGTACTCGCGAGCGGCCAACGTGATCGTCGCGTAGCCGAACGGCCCATGAGCACCGTACCGGGCCGCATCCGCGCGCGCCTCGGCGGGGGTGTGGCCGATCCCATAGACGGCGCCAGTGAGGTTCGTCGCGTCGATCGCTGCTACGTAGGTGGTCGCCATTTTCGTCTCCGGGTTGGTTGTCATGCGCTTCATATTCCCAGATACTGCAATCCGCGCGCCATGAGCTGGCCTAGCAATTTCGCATGGTTGCCTGTTGTCCGGTATGGGTATTTCACACCCCAGGGTTTTCGTTGACGACCCAACCCGAATGGGATGAAATCACAAACCGGGTGGGTCATCTCTGTTGACCCTGAGGTTCAAAATACCCATAGGAAACGCGGCTTAAGTACCCGAATTTATTAGAGCGTGACTTGGCCGATAGATTGCAGTACCTAGAACCATGAAACGCAACACAAACCCCCACGGAGACGAGATCATGACTCACTATGGCCAGCACCCAATATGCACTGCATGTGATTCAGCTGCGAAGTCTAGATCGCCCTCGGCTCTCGCCCTGAAAGCTCGGCGATCAAGGGCGGCACGAGAAGCGCGTGCGGCCGTCTTGGTTGAGGGGGGTAGCCAGTCGGAGGCCGACCGGGCGGGCTCGGCTGCGGCTAATCAGGTGCGCTAGACCCCTGAGGAGAGAGACCATGACGACCCCAAAAATCATTGCCACGATCGCCCTTGACACGGAGCCGGCTCAGCGTGGCGAGCTGTATTGGCAGTCCGTTCAGTCGAGCGTCGTGACAAATCCGATGGGCACGATCCGGTGCCGCCATGCCGACACCGGCGAGGACTACGACACAGGCGTCGCCTGCGCCGAGGACGACGCCGAAGAGACGATCGTAGCCTCCTGGGGCGAGCGCGGGACCAAGGGTGAGCACAAGGTGTGGGATCTCCAGTACGTGTAGCCCTTCGCCCCTCCACAGGGGCGCCTACAGGATCTCCGGAGGTGCTCCGAGGACCCTGCGGGCCAGAGAGACGGACCCGAGAGGAGAGAGACCATGACGACCCTGATCCCCCAACCGAACGATGATGTAGCCGACAAGCGCGCCCTCGAGCTGTTCAGCGCTGCTGGCGTACCCTGCAGGGTTGTGCACGCGCATCATCCGTACTGCGAGTGCGATGCCTGTACGGACCACGGCAATGGCCCGATCCGGTCCGGCATCTACACGACCGCCGAGGTGGCGGCGCGCTGGGACGCCGGAGTCCGCGCCGGCCAGGCTGCGGACCTCAAGCTTAGCACCCCCGAAGGGACGGCCCTCCGGATCGCTTACCTGCGAGGTGACTTCGCCCGGTAGTTCTCTCCGCCCCCACCCGGGGGCGCCTACAGGAGTCGCCGAACGGTCGGAGATTCCTGCGGGCAGTGGAGCCCGGACAAGGAGTGGAGTATGTACATCGTGCTGATCCCCGACTATTGGGGCTGTGGTGATACGGTCCTGACCGCCGCAAACAACGCGAGAAAAGCGGGAGGAAACCGCAAGAGCAAGAGCCTGCCGGTTCCGCGGATCGTCTACAGCTACGATCCCAAGGAGACGCCCGAGGCTTTTGTGGACGAGTGCGGTCAGCTCTGCTGGAGGGGTAAACGTCCCGCTATTGTCGAACGAATCAAGGAGGCCCAGTAATTCACCCCCGGGCGATCTCCGGATCGCCCCGCGGCTCCGCTCTCTACTGGGGAGCGAAGCGGCGAAAGCCGGGGAGGGAAAGACGACGATGACACCAGCGACACAAGTGATCATAGAGGACACACCTGGATCGACTAGACACACTTATTGTGACCGTCATTTCCGCGAGGCATTAGATCAGGCGCCGCTCACAGACTGCGAAAAAGTCCAGCGGGCCCGGAAGGGTGAGTACTGCGAAGAGTGCGACCTATAGGAGGTACACATGCAGTGCAGATATGACGGATGCCATCACCACGCAGTGAGCCGTGGCCTATGCACAGGTCACAGGTCCCAGCGCGAACGAGGCGTGGGCCTCTCCCCGCTTGGACCTCGAGGACCTAGGCCGAGTGGACGGGTGCCGCTGCGGGTAACAGTCTCGCCGTACACCCTGACCCAGCTCGGGAACGATCCGGCTGCTCGAGCTCGCCAAATCCTCGAGGCGTGTACCGGCACCGCGCCTCCAGTCGATTGCGATCGAAACACAGAGGCCGAGATGGCTCGCGATCTTCGTCTTCGCACCGATACGGACTGGGACTAGGACCGATCTTGGGTAAAGCGGTCAGACGTGACTCGCGGTGAGCCACGAAAAATCAATCCGGTTTCTTTCGGAAACCTAGCAGGGCTGGGGAAAATTGGCCGATTCAAAAAACGGGATCACATCCCGTCCGGATATCGTCCCGGGACTGGAAGCGGCTCATGGGCGTCTTCCCAGGCGGAGGAGCCTCGATAGTCGCGCCTCGAGGAAACAAACTTCGGAGGCTTCTCGCCGGTTCGCCGCATCTTCTCCAAGCTCGGCAACTCTACCGCACAATCGGCCGGTATCAGAACGTGCACCATCCCCGCAGTCAAGTCGACCTGGTAGACTGATACCTCTGTCCGGGGGTTATCTCGGTCTGGAGCCCCCTTCCAGCTTGCCTCGAAGACAACGCATTTGTCGTTGCGATAGACGATTCCCTGCAGCGCATCCTTGACGAGCGCGATCGAGGCGCCGCAGTCCGCGTCACGTGTGAAATGGCTCGTCACCACCACCGCGACGTTACGTGACAGCGGGCACCGCTCGTGTCCGATGGCTTGGACCGCAGCACATTGGACCCGCGCCCAGAAGTCTTGAGCCGCGTCCGAGAGCCGGACTTTTCCGCCCTTCCCTTTCCGGGGTTCGTGGGTCTCGTTCTTGCTGCAGGGCTTCCCGGGGACGGTGAAGGTGATCATGGCCACCCAAAACATGCGTGTAGGAAAACGGTCATGAAGAACAGGAACACCAAAGTGCTACAGATTTTGTCGGCGGCCCTGTCGCTCACGGCTTGTCCTCCGGCCCCTCAATTGAGTTCCGCAGCAACCTCGCGTCTTTGATCCGGCGTTGACGTTGCGCTTCGTCTGACATCTCCAGCGCCCACCCTAGGAGTAGACCAAGGCACCAACAGCCAACGATCGCGGCAATTACCAACAGAACGCTCATCGTGTTCCCCATTTCTGTGCCTGGATCTTGGCCCGAGTCAGCTCCTTCTCCACGGCAAGGAGCGCCCGGATGTCAACATAAATGCGCTTCAGAAAGCACAACTGCCACACAAATAGGAGGCCAAAAGAAAAACCATACAAAAACCCATCTACACACCCAGTGTTCGCAAGAACATACAGTAGAGCCTGAGACAGCAACTGCATCGTAAGGGTTTTGATGTCGTCCCTAGTGGTAGTCATTTCGTCCCCTTAAGCGGCCACTTGAACCCGTAGTCATCACGCCGTATCTTCACCATGCGGCCGTCTGGGTGGTGGAAGACGATCCCCTCGATCTCCGCAGCGCCCAAGAAAGATCGGAGTCCCTCGAAGTCCCGCGGGCAGTCTTCGATCACCTGATCACCGTGGCGTCGAAGGAAGTGATCCGAGGCGCCCTCATGGTTTGTCCCGATCTTGGGACCGATCGCCTCATAGGTTCCGTCAAGCAGAGTCCCGGCCCAGTTGTCGCGTGCCTCCCGAATCCACCGGTCTTCCGGACGATCCGCCAACACCCAGTGCGGCCAATGTCCAGTGACAGGGTCGGGATCAGAGCAGGGAATGGCGTCGGGGGGCGGAACCTTCCCGCGCTTGCAGTCCAGCCGCGCATAGAGTCGGCCACCGATGATGGCGCAAGCCGTTCCATCCCACTTCCGGGTGGCGACACCTCCCCCGGCTAGCACCCATTCGCATCCAGGTGTCACCTTATCGAGCAGGACAGGCCGTTGTCGGTCTGAGAAATCGCGTTCGAACAGGCAAGGGATCTTCTTCATTTCGTCCTCATCTGAAATCGCTTGTAGAGCTCCCGGAACTCCGGCGTGTCTTCGAGCCCGCTCGCGTGGTGGAGCAGCTCATGCGCCAGCGCGGCCCACGAGTAGATCTCGATCCACGCGTGGTCCCAGCCCTTCTTCGTCGAGTGGTAGACACCGGCTGCGATTCCGCCGGTTGGCAGCTTGATCGGATTGGGTCGGACGACCACGACCACGGGGGTGAGTTTTTGGCCAACAAAGGCTTCAATGTGGTCCACCAACTGTGCTATTGACATGCCGTCGGCCGTGATGAGCGTCCCGAATTGCGCAGCCTGGAGTCCCACCAACCTGATCCAGAAGTCAGCCCTCGGCGCGGTCTTCTTCCTTTTGCTGCGCCAGAGGTCCCAGGCGACGAGCGCTGCGACGGCGATGACGACGAGAGTAATCACGAGATAGGTCATGGCCGAGACTCCAGTTCACGGCGTGTAATTGCGGGGGCCGGAATCGAACCGGCGTTTTTCGGCTTATGGGGCCGACGACCTACCACTGGACCACCCCGCAGTAAAATGCCGGCCTCACGCTTTGCCGGCCAGGTCTGATCTCGCGAGCGGTCGGCCTTGGGGACCGGGTCCGCCAGACTTGTTTCGCTCTCCCGACAATCACCGGCGAGCCGCGGGGCCGGTTGGAGACTGTAGCGGAGAAAGGTAGCCGAAAACTCCGCGTTTTCCCGTTGTCGGGTCCGGGTCATGTTTCCTCATGGTTGACGATGTCGCTTACTCGTGTCTTCCTGCCAAGCTTCCACACCAAGAAGTCTTGCGGGCCCTCGTACGTTCCTGTTCGTCGAATTCGAAATCCGCACGAGTTGCAATAGAGTTGAAACTTACTGCGCTTCCGTTTCTTCCCGCAGCCCATGCAGTGTTCACGGATGGTGGGGAGCTGGACCGGATGGTCTGATTTCACGTCCCAGGTGTCCTTGTCGTGGTGATTCCTAGGTAGACGCCAGCAACGCGACTCCAGCATCTGGGCGTCCGCTCGGTCGACCTGGATCGTCTCGAGATCCATGCGCTACCTCGTAGACCACCAACTTCTGTAGGGGACTTCTCCGCCCGTAGCCTCATCCATGATGGAGGCTCGACGCCCTCCCGGGGATCGAACCTTGCTGATGTACCGGCACACCGTCCCCGGCTTCACTTTGATTCTGCGCTCGAACGCGCGCTGACTTTCGTCGTGTCTTTTGAGGTAGCGGTCCAGCAGTTTTGGTCCTCTTGGGTCCATGCGCTGTATGATGACAGCACCGATCGCAGATGTCAAGTGCGGAATTCAAGAGGACCCCTTGACAGCGCCGCTGCGTGATGGTAGCGTCGCTCTTGTGTTGATCGTCGAAAAGGATCAAACTTCATGCTAGCCCGCGCGTTCGACCCCAGCTATAAAGACTTCGACCTTCGCGGCTCCGGGTACTACGCGGATGGAGCTGCGCGCATGGCCGAGCTGGACCGGCTGATTGCTGAGGGCTGGGGCGAGACGGAGCCACGCAACATCCTGAGCGGTCACAAGAGGACGACCACAAAGCACAACGCCCGCGGGAAGTGGAACACGGAGCGCATCGTCCGGGCTCTCGTAGACCGGATGCGCGCCGGGAAACCGTGCCGGGCTCTGGATTTGATCCGGGACGGGCAGTCCGGACTCCGAATCGCAATCAGGCGGTATGTCGGATGGAAGCGCGCCTTTGAGATGGCGCGAGAAATGGCGGGAACGAGATGACGCACCTAGCCCAAGACGACGACCACGCCATCTGCGCCCGCTGCGGGAAAAAGCTTCGGCCGCTTGAAGAGATCTATGTGTCGCTCGCGATGGCGCCATATGAATCCCAAAAGGCTGGCCAAGCTTCAGGATCGTTTGCTGTCGCGCTCGCGCACTTTTCGAGAATAATTGGCCAGTCAGTGCGCGACCTGGCCTGCCATGCCGGAACCTGCTACGAGGGGATGCTATGACCTGGTATGACAATTGGTTCATCTGGATTGGAATCGCGTTGATTGCGTGGTGTGCCTACGAGTTGCTGATCGATCGGAGGGGGCGACCGTGAAGATTTTTGTTCTGCCGGTCCTGCAATGGCGCCAGTTCCTAGCTCAGGTCCTGACCGAGATCACAGCCGAGCAGGTGGCCGGTACGGCACTCGACGTGGACCGGCTCATTCTGACCCAGGCGCATATCCAGTTTCTGTTGGCATTCCCTCGCGAAACGGTGCGGGGATAGGAGGCACACCATGCGCAAGTTCTGACCGAGATCACGGCCGAGCAGGTGGCCGGTACGGCACTCGACGTAGACCGGCTCATTCTGACCCAGGCGCACATTCAATTTCTGTTGGCGTTCCCACGCGAAACGGTTCGAGGATAGGAGACACACCATGACGGCAATGTCGAAGGCGGTTGAGCTGATCAATGTACTGTCGAAATGCACTGTCGCGCTGTCGGAGCTCCTGGCCAACACCGACATAAGCGATGTACCCGGCCGCGACCTAAGACTGATCGATCTCTCGATCGGAACCGCAGTCCAGTCGATCAAGATCGGCCTCAAGTGCAACGCGAGCGAGGAAAGGATTGCTAAGGACGCCGGCCAGCTTGCCGAAAGCGCGCTGCACAACCTCCACGACCTGCGACGATGGCTCGAGAACCATCCGGCCTACGTTTCACAGACGAGTGATGGCCGAGACCGTGCGGGGAAGCCTGTTGCTGGCAAGGTGATTCTGGCCGCAGCGGAAGAGGTCGGACGGCTGCTTTCGACGATCGCGCCGAGTCAGCTACAGGTCGCGGGATGACGAGTTCTGGCACGAACCCTGCCGGCTGCGTGAGAGGGTAGGGAGATTGTGTCTACCGGGAAGGATTGGCCTTCCCGGGAATTTATGGAGGAAGCAAAACGTGAAGAAGACAACCGAGAAGAAGTGTCCCGCAGTCATCGTCCGAACCTACAGCGCTGGTGTGCACTACGGGCGCCTTGTATCACGCAAAGGGAAGGAGTGCGTGCTCTCGAAGGCTCGAAGGATCTGGAGTTGGAAGGGAGCGAATACCCTGCACGAAATCTCTATGCGGGGAGTAGGCCCGGGATCTCGGGTATCAGAGACCGTGTCCGAGATCACGCTGACCGAGGCGATCGAAGTCATTCCCTGCACTGACGCCGCTGTATCGAACCTGGACGGTGCATCGTGGCTGGCGTGACTGGGTACGGGAACGGGTCCGGGTCCGGGTACGGGTCCGGGTCCGGGTCCGGGTCCGGGTCCGGGGACGGGGACGGGGACGGGGACGGGTACGGGGACGGGGACGGGTACGGGTACGGGGACGGGGACGGGTACGGGTACGGGAACGGGGACGGGTACGGGTACGGGTCCGGGTCCGGGAACGGGTACGGGTACGGGTACGGGTCCGGGTCCGGGAACGGGTACGGGTACGGGTACGGGGACGGGTCCGGGTCCGGGTCCGGGTACGGGGACGGGTACGGGGACTGGTACGGGTCCGGGGCCGGGTCCGGGTCCGGGTCCGGGGACGGGGACGGGGGCGGGGCGGGG